TTTTTGAAGACTCCTTAAGTCCTTGTAGATATCCCTTTGGAACTTCAGTCTGTAAATACGGGGAATGGCCGCACTCGCTTTGAATGCGACCATCTGTCCGTCTATCTCAATCTTTTTTACGATACTCATAATGTCCCTCCTTAAGCCGTGCCGACAGCAGGCATATAAACCTCGCTGTACCAATTGTTATAAGTCTCTACCGTAGTGGTATCACCGGTCTTAGCCTTAACATATCCATTGGCAAGAGGGCGAGCCTTGATGGTAAGTGTCTCTGTCTGCACTTCCTTGCTCTCCTCATTGGTTGAGGACTCGATTGACGGTCTCGATGCGGAGCAGTTATAAAGCAGATGCTTAATCTTTCTCACATCTCCATCGAACTCGAAAAGGAGTGCGAATGAGCCTGTCTCGGAATTGCTGTTCTCAACAAGCACATTGTTATCGTCAGCAGTCTCCATGAGGATATCCTTTCTGAAATCCTCGGGAATCATTGCAAGTTCCAAATCCCCATCATAGCCTTGGTTATTGTTGATGGTGTAATATTCCACACCGTCTGCATAAAAACTCTCAGGCTCTCCAGTAGGGTCAAGGGAAATGGATACAGCACCCGGAATAGCAACCGGGGTAGCAAATGTCACATTGCCACTATCATCCTTCGTGATCTTGGCATAATGGACATTGCAGATATTGAATTTAACCTTGTTTTTTGTCTGTGGCATATCTATACCTCCATCTCATAAAGCACTTCGTACAGTTTCTCCGAGTCGATCCATACTTCGCTTTTGCCATAAAAAATACCGTGCGACTCAAGCACGGTTTCAACAACAGTTTCAAGTTCCGGGGTCTTCATATCGGTATACAGTTCGATATCAAGAACATTTATTTTATGATACGGAATCCCGTCCGCCGAAAAGTTATCTGTTCTCGGATACAGAAAAACTATGAAAGGCGGGTCCGGGGATTCCCCTTCAGCAAAATGATGGTAGGCATAGGGAAGTCCCATCTCCTCCACCATCGCCATTACTTCTTCATGCGTCATGACTTTAGGCTCCTTCCGATTGATTCTTCGAGTTCCTTTACTGCCTTTTCCTCTGCAGGTGCTATGTGGGGCTGCGCTGGCTGTCTGCCTCCACCCCTTAGTGCATGACCTTTTTCAAGAAGGTGTGCAAGCTGATATCTGTTCTTGGAGTGGACTGTAAGTTCCAAAGAGGTAGGTGTCTCTTTCGTGGTCTTTACTGTCCAACTCTTCGAGTATGCACCTGTATTCTTTGGAGCATTCGCACTGATGTCCTTTCTTACTGAGGCACCTGCTTTCTTAACAGCCTTTTTTACTTCATCTGTGGCAACGTCAGCGTATGCTGTCATGCCCTTAACTATGGTATCAGCAAGTTCATCAATCTTTATTTTCTGACTCATCGTCTCACCTTCTTACATCTGAATTTCAGACACTCGTTTTTATAATTCATGTGGTCTATGAAAGAGATGTTATAAATCTCATCCTTAAATACCACACGCAGTTTTGTCGGGTCGGCATCCTTTAGTTTTTTGCAGTAACGAACCGTAAAGGCAAGGTCAGAATCATACAAAGTGTTAGCCGCCACCGAAGTTTCAGAACCACTCTCCCCACTGACCGTTGCATGACAGGAATAATAATCCGTCCACTCGTTTTTATGATTTCCGAATTTATCCACCACCGTTTCATTTTTCTGAAAGGTTATGCGGACATTTAAGAGTGCTATATCCATCAGAACTCAACCTTCCTTTCTCCAAAAAGTAATGCACGGAGGGAAAGATTAAGGTCATTCTGATTTAAGTCCTCCCGGTGTTCGTATTGGAAAGCCACAGCATACATGACCGATATCTTTGCATTCTCAAGAGCCTCAAAGGACTCCTTCGTTTCTTCCCTTGCGATATCCATGCACCTGTCCTCAGATGCCTTTATAAGATATTCGATAAGCGAATCATCATCGTCATGATCCACCCTCAAATACTGTTTCATTTCTTCAACAGTAACGATAAGGTCGCTGATTGGTGTGTCATTTACTATCACGGCATAAGTAGTTGAAAGCCCATCATAGGTTACGGTTATAGCCTGAGTCCCGACAACAGAGGAATCAAATCCGCTGACGGTGTATCCCGTTACCTCTGTCCGATATCCGCTCTCGGTATACTCCTCCACTACCATCCCGGTTATGTCCAACTTCTCACCCTTGTTATAGATGAGTTTATCCGGCAGTTTCGTGATGGTAATTCCAACGAACGGTTCAAGCATACCCGTGAGACTTCCGCCTCCTGCATTAGAGAGGAATGTTCCCATGACGTTATCATAGATCCCATATATACCCTCTTCAGATACACAAGGGATGTAATCAGCTATCAGTTCATCGGCTCTGTATATCTTCGCAGAATATATCCTGGTAATACCAAATGACGATGCCACACCACCCGTGTTAAGTGCGCCAAGCAGATATAAAGGAAGGACACCTGTGAGTGCCTTCGTTGTTGGAGTTCCTATAAGTTCATCATTAATGGTCAGTCCATCCTTTGATAAATCAAAGATATATCTGTTCCCGGCAGCATAGCCCTTTGATGCAGTTACCCTTGATGAACCAAAACTGAAACGATAAGTCCTTTCACTTGTAAACTGCAAGGTAAGTATATCCGGGCAGGACACCGCTGTTCTTGCACCGATAAGTGCCGTATCTCCTTCAAGCACACAGCCGTCAATCACTATCCTCATGTCATATGATGCAATGAGCCCGGTATCAATATAAGAACCGGGAGTTGCATTTTCGATATATATAAGTCTTCTGTATGACTCCGGCAACATCGATACCCTCCTCCTTACATTTTAGGGTGGAGTAACGCTTTGTTACCCCACCCCATTATTCTTACTCACCGTCTGTAGCGTCCGGGTCGGTTGTTGTTACCGTAGGCTCAGTCCAGTTCTGAAGATGAAGAATCTGCACAGCCTCCGGCAGTACAATCTTACCGTCAACTCTCTCCTTTGCCACGAAACCGATCATACCGTTACCTGCGAAAAGTTCCCTAAGTTCAGAGAATGAACGAGTGCCTCTGTCACCGATGTTATAGTAGCTATAATCACCGAATGCGATAGCACCCTCGGGAACATATGCAGAAGTATGTACATCGTAGCCGAGAATCTTATCCGTTTCTCCCTGGGTATACGCAGGAGTCCACAGATACTGACCCTGGTTGTCCTTGAACTTTCTGATGGTAGAGAGGTTCTTATCGTTGATGATGAACGATGCCTTCTTACGATAAGGTCTCTTAAGTCCGTATACAAGGTCGATAAGGTCATCTGCCTTAAGTGCTGCGGTAAGAGTGTCATATACATGACCGCCCTTGGTAGGATTGAAAAGACCCGTAGGCTTTCCTGTTCCGTCACCATTAAGGAATGCATCCTCTTCAGCATTACCAAGTGCCCTACCGAACATTGTGATGATATAGTTCTCAAGGTTAAAGGCACTATCGTAGAGAAGTTCCTCTGTTACCTTGATAGCAACATGGAGTTTGAAAGCATCAAGATAGATCTGGTCGAATGTAGCATTACCGAAGGTAAGTGCACCACCCTCTTCAATCCATGCGGCTGCAGGCTTGGTAGCTGCGATATTGATCTTATGCTCCCCGGATGTGGAAATCTTGGTAGCAAGACCACGCATGATATTCTCCTCTTCGAGTACATCGATGAGTCTGTTATCATACTCCACAGGAACGAGGTAACCGCCATCGGCATCCACACCTTCCTGCATGACATTGCTTATCTGACGGAAGTTTGAACGAAGTGCCGTAAGCATAGCCTTCTTGTACTCGTCAGATGCTCTGCCTTTCTTCTCCTCGCCATCAGCAGATATACCGCTGTAAGGCTTTCCTGTGATAGGGGAATTAACAGGCTTGGAAAGTTCCTGCTCCCTTCTCTCGGCTCTCTGCTGACGCTCGATGGAATTGGTCAGTTCCTCAATCTCTGCCTCCATCTTGTTATAGGTCGCAGTATCTTCAGCGGATAAGTTTCCATTCTTATCCTCGTGGGAATTCACAAACTCTTTAGCCATCTCCCACACCTTGGCTCTCTTAGTAATAAGTTCCTGTACTGTCATTTTCTCATCCTCCTATGAATTTCTTCATGACATCAAGTCGCTCTCTGATATCTTCAGCACTGCGACCACCTTCAGTTTCGATTGGTATCTCTGCCTGCAAACCCTGCCTGGTCTTAGGCTTACGGTAGTGACGCTCCAATTTATTAAGCAAAGCGTTGTTTACTGCTTTGCGTGAAAAAAGCATCGATTTCGTGGAGTTCTTTTTCTTCTCCTCTTCCTCGGTGCTTTCATCATCCTCGTCCTCTTCGGACTCCTCTTCAGTTTTCTCTTCTTCCGGGTTATCTTCCTCGGTCTCTTCCTCTTCCTTCTCAGGCGGGAATGCATCCCTTGTGATAAGACCGTCTGCAAAGCCAAGTTCTATGGCTGTATTTGCATTCATCCAAGTCTCAGCATCCATAAGGTGCGAAAGCCTCGCTCTTGAAAGCCCGGTCTTAAGGACATAGGCATTGATGATACTTTCCTTAACTTCGTCAAGCATCTCGATTGCCTTCTGCATTTCTGCGTGGTCACCCATCGCAATGGTTGACGGGTTATGAATCATAAGCATTGATACAGGGCTGACATATGTCTTATCCCCTGCCATCGCAATGACCGATGCGGCCGAGGCTGCGATACCGTCAATCTTGACTGTAACCTTGCCAGGATAGTCTTTTAACATGTTATAAATCTGTGCTGCCGCCACGCAGTCACCTCCGGGAGAGTTAATCCATACAGTGATATCACCGTTTCCAAGGTTTAACTCGTCCTTGAATAATTTAGGAGTGACGTCATCATCAAACCATGACTCCTCAGCGATCGCCCCGTCCAGGTAGAGGGTTCTTTCGCTCGGTGCGTCTTTGTTTGGTATCTGATTCTTCCACTTCCAAAACTTCTGATTCCTCATCTGAGTCCTCCTTTCCAGTCTGTCCGGCAAACAATCCCGCATCTTCAAGTTTGGTCATGTTACCGTTTATGAGATATAAATCCCCACCGAATTCGGCAGGTATCCTATCCAAGTTTTCAAGTTCTCTTATATCGTTAGCTGACATCCAGCCATTCTGCCTTGCCGTGGCATAGCCGTTCATCCTGCTCTGGTAGTCACCTCGAAGGAGTCCGTCAACATTGAACTTAATGAAGTAGATTTTCTTCTCCTCTTCCGTAAACAGCCGTCTGAACATAGCCTGCTCCATCCTTGTGAGCCAAGGGCGGAGTGTGTACTGCACATATTCGAGTGACTGCTGTTCAATATTGCTAAAGGAACTCTTATCAAGGTCTGCTACCATATGTGGTGGTACACGGAATATCCTACAAATCTCCGTCACTTGGAACTTCCTCGTATCAAGGAACTGTGCCTCAGAAGGGTTGATAGAAATAGGTGTATATTTCATACCCTCTTCAAGAACAGCCACCTTGTTGGAGTTCGCTGAACCACCGAATGTACTCATCCAGCTATCCCTTACCTTCTTGGGATCCTTTAAAACGCCCGGATGTTCCAGTATTCCAGACGGTACGGCCGAGTTAGCATAAAACTTTGAGCCAAATTCCTCGGCAGCTATGGATAAACCGATACTCTGTTTAGCCATTGCTATAGGGCTGTATCCGACAAGGCCGTCAAAGGATAATCCCGGTATATGAAGGACATCCTCGGGTTTAAGCACAACTGTCGCATCCTTGTTTGTAGGCGGGTCATCCGTAGATACCGTGTATTCGTAATAAAGCCGTCTGTTTTCATCCCTGTCTACCTTCATGCGGTCAGGCATTAAAGGATATAAACCAAGCACCTCACCCTTCCCGTTCCTTATGATCTGAGCATAAAAATTGCCCCATAGGAGCAGATGCGTTAAAGCCACCTCAAAGAAAGAGTAGGCTGTCATTTCCACATTCGGCTCATCATGGAGCAGTCTGTAAAGGGGATGGTCTATGGCTTTTTCCTTACCGCCATCACCGTTATAACGATATACATGAAGTGGCAGGCTTGCTACCGACTCCGATATTACTCTGACACAGGCATACACAGCAGATGTCTGCATGGCAGTTCTTTCGTTTACCCTCTTCCCGGAAGAACTCATACCGGGAAAGAATGAGTATGCACTGCCCGCTGTTCTGTTTTTAGGTGCATCCCTCGACTTAAATATCCCGCTTAAAAATCCCATAATCATCACCATCCTTTACTAAAAAACGAGAAGTCCACGACTATCGTAAACACTCTCGCTTGTTGTATTGCCACACCGTATTGCTCTGTCAAGAGCCATGATACAGGCAATGGCACCGTCAATCTTCTCTGTACTTTTTGCTTTATCAGCTTTTATATTTCCGGCAGGGTCTTGACGGATGTATATGTTATCCATGTTCCAACGAAGAACCGGGTGTCCGCCATGTGCTATCTTTTCCTCAAGCACAAGTTTCATGAGTTCCTTGGTCGGTGGGCTCATACTGGCAAAGCCCTGCCCCATGGCCACTACTTCAAATCCCATACCTTCGAGGTCTTGCACCATCTGGGTAGCACCCCAACGGTCAAAAGCTATATCACGGATGTTGTACTTCTCTCCGAGTTGCTCGATGAACTTTTCTATAAACCCGTAATGAACAACATTTCCCTCGGTTGTTTGAATGTATCCCTGCTTTGCCCACAAGTCATAATTCACATGATCCCGTTTTACTCTTAGGTCGATTGTCTCTTCCGGCACCCAGAAGTATGGAAGGAAGATATATTTATCATCCTCATCCTGGGGTGGAAAGCATAAGCAGAATGAAGTAAGGTCTGTTGTACTACTTAAATCAAGACCGCCATAACAAACCCTGCCTTCCAGTTCTTTCTCATTAACAGGGAATGCACATTTATCCCACTTATCCATAGGCATCCATCTGACTGCCTGCTTAACCCACTGATTAAGTCTTAGCTGTCTGAAGGCATTCTCTTCTGCCGGATTCTGCTTTGCTGATTCACAAGCCTCTGCGACTTTGCTCTCATCAATGGTTATCCCAAGACTCGGATTGGCTTTATACCATACCTTTGGGTCTGTCCAGTCATCATCCTGGTCTGCTCCGTATATGACGGGATAAAATGTAGGGTCTGTTTTCCTGCCTTCCAAAATGTCTACCGCCTTTTGGTGTATCTCGTAGCAGATACTGTTTGTATCCTGTCCGGCTGTTGTGATGATAAAGTGCAGGGGCTGACGTCTTGCATCGGAAGTACCGACCGTCATCATATCAAAGAACTTTCTGTCCTTCTGCACCCAGAGTTCATCAAATATAAGAGCCGAAACATTAACCCCGGACTTACCTGCCACATCGGCTGACAGAGCCTTGTAGGTCGAGTTTGTGGGGCCGAATGCTATCGTCTTTCGGCTCGGTTTAATCATGCATCTTTTTTGAAGAGCCGGGCATAGTCTCACCATGTCACAGGCTACATCAAA